TATTTCCTCGGACAACCGTATTGTTAAAGGTGGTGTCGCCGTTCTTGCTAATCTGCCAGCCCGTCTGATTAGGAACGCTCCAATTAGAAGACTGTAGCGTTTGGGCAATCTGTGCAGACCCAACGGCATCAGTAATAATTTGTGCTGTATCAATTGAGTCATCAGCCATTACCGCATTCGCAATCTTTAATGCAGTGACTACTGTAGGTGCACCAAACGGGACTAACGCAGATTTTGCTGTATTGGTAGACCCAGATGCAGGGGTTGCGCCTAAAGGATACTTGACTGCCTGAATCCAATAATACTGAGCCGTCCCGCCAGCAATCTGGTGAGTAAACGCGGTGCCTCTAAACTTCTCAATCGGAGTTGTAGGAGGTGTAGTGGTATCGCTGGCGTAAATCCAGATCTGCTCCCATGTTCCAATATTTGTAGGATTGGTCCATGCGAGATTAACCGAGTTGTATCCAGCGGTTGCTGTAAAGTTAGTGGGTAGCGGAACGTCAGCTAGGGATGTAGTGATAACACCAGTGTTAGATATCTGATTGTACTCGCCTTCGGCTGGGTCAGCGTATCGTGCGGAGTCATCTTCGATAAGGCTAAGGTCAATCGCGCCATTCCCACTCTCAGAAAACGACCAGCCGATAACCTTAAACTCTTTACTCGGATTCCAATCAGCGTCAATCGTAGCAAAGTCATTTAACGCGAGCGTAATACGATCACCAACTGCGACCTTCATGCCTTTTAGGTTGACAGGTAAATTTAAAGTAGTCTGAAGGAATGATTGATTGACCTTCTTGATTGCAATTCTTTGTGCAACGTACCTGTCAGATGTAAAAGTCAGTTTAATTTCTTGCTCTAAGACTTCTCCATTGTCCCTAGCTACTGCTCCTGAAACCGTTCTAGGCGAAAACTCAGTCATCTTGTACTTTGATTCTGGGTCTATAAACATCCCTTTGATCGTGTTAAATCGGTCTGCTCTAGGGATTGAAGTCTTGACTGTAAATTCACCAGCGATATCGTCTTCAGTAAATGCAAGATCAGAAGTTGCGGCTTGATGGATGCCTGCATTAATAATATATTTACCCTGAGAGTAAATCAGGTCGCCGTTCATTCCGCTAAGTATTTTAGAGATAGACTTTCGGTGATTATCTGACCCAAAGATGACTCCAGATCCAAAGAAGCGTTTTTGAGTTTGGCTGACTGGAATGGGTACTAAGAAGTCACAAGCATCTGCCGCAGTAACAACCGCAGGCCAATCTATCTTGTTTGCAGGAAGCCCAAGCCCAAACGTAGAGTCCATTAGGTAGTCAGCAAGCATCAAGGCTGGGTTTTGCCCTTGCAAGTCTCTTTGGTGAGTAGCCGTTGTAGCTCCATCTGAATATTTTATATAAGCTGCTGTAGTAGGGTTATCTCCAGCATCATTGCCCGCCGCTACATCTAATCTAGGGTCATAAACAGCCTTCCCTTTTACAACCGCCTTAATGTTTTGGATGCCGCCAACTTCGTCCCAAGTCTCAGATGATCCTTCGTGGATGGTCCATCTCGTATAAATACTAGCTACATTGTCGCCTCTGTGGGTGCTTTCATAACCAGTCCCAGCAATCGGTCTAGCAAATGCTGTAACCAAGTCAGAATATGCCGTCTGAGTTGATGATCCGTCTCTGGTCTCAATATGAACCATCGTCTCAAGAGCGCCATCCTCGTTTGTCTTCTTGGCAAACTTCCCAGAAGTAACGTCGCCGCTTCCGTCAACTTGCGTCGATAAGTCAATTGAGTAATCATCAAAGTGAATCTCATCTATTGAAGTTAGTTTGTGTCCAGCAATCGCAATAACTTGGTGTAGATTCTTATTGTTAGCGCCATTAACCTGAGCGAAAGAAACCACGCCACTGATCATTGTCTCGCCGTAAACTAACTTCCTAGGTTCTATCGTACTTCGTACAGTTGTCTGTCTTGCCCTATCCGTATCGACAACCCCCATATCGATTTTAGGCATCAAGGCTTTTGCAATAACCACTGTGCCGACAATGACAGCCGCTCCAGCAATAGCAGCAGCCGTACCAGTTAAAGCAAATAAACCGCCAATTGTCGTTAAAAATGCTACTACTGGTGGCATATCGCCCACTCCGCTATTACATATTTATACTCAACGGCCTTTAAACCTTTCTCGGTTATGCAGACCACATTGCCGTTGTACCGAACGCCTAAAAGCTCGCCGATAGACGGGATAAACAAAACGCAAACATCTCCGTCTTTTTCCGCCTTGTTAGGCTCACCAAGAAGGCTTGAAATCAATCCGACTAAACCGTTGTGTTCTTCTATAATTTTTCGAGCTTCTTCTTCTGATCCATACTCAAACTTAGATGCGTGATCTTCCCCGGTGATCTCTTTAACGACATGAGAAGCAAATTGACAGCAATCAGTTGTGCCGTAGTCAAAATCCCCTTTCTCCCAAGAGTTAAGAGAAGATAAAAGTTTGTTAGCAACAATATTCATTAATTGGCATTCAAGTCTAGGTTTTCTAAATCGATATCGTCAAAGGGTGCTCCATCAAAGCTCGGCCCTCTACCTGCAATGCGATTTCCTTTTTTGCCCCAAGCCAAAGTAAGGTCTTCCATATCTTGCAGTTGATTAAAGAATGTGTCTCCACTACTAATGACTTGCTGAGATGAGTTTGTAAACAATAAATTGCGAGATCGCTCAAACATTGCAAGCTCGCTCTCACAATTCAATACAAGAGAATCTCCGCCGTCAGCTCCGACGCTTGCTGACATGAGGTCCATAAACCCAGTCCACATTACGTCTGGCGTTGCTACTAGCTGGTCGCTATCGTTTAACGCGCCAACATACAAGGTAACTGGGCGCTGATAGTAGGTTTCTTTAATAGCCTCTCCAACCAAGTCAGGATCTAAGCCCGAAAGGGTTAGCTGGATTCCGTAAGGGCTGACTTCTTCCCCTTCTTGGATCTTGCTTATCTGTCCTAAATCGCCTGTACCAAGCCAGCTCTGAACCCCTGCGCCGTCGTTAGGGTCTGCCCAGCTATAAGTACCAAGCCCGTTGTGAAGTCTAATAGTACCGATACCGGCAGTAGGTTGAGCAGTAGTAGGTAAAAATTCCAGCTTTACAAATGTAATCGGAAAGACATTTGTTGACGCATATGATATTGCTGTGTTGCTGGCTAGGTCTCTGCTCATGTTGCTAAGACATCCTCTATTGCGTCAATACTAAAGCTAGAAAATAACCCCGGCTTAGTGTCCCAGCTTGCACTGGAAGTCAGCATAAAAATGCCTGAAGGGGTATCTAAATCTACTACTTCACCCACTGATGAATTTCTCACCGCTGGAGAAACGCCTACACTAAGCCCGGTGGTCGCCGTAGTTGCAGCCATCGCAGTTGTACACATAAACAACTGTCCGTTGGCGCTTATATAGTCACCTTTGTCTATGCTAATAGAGCTGGTCAGGCTTCGAGTGAAGTTAAGTGTATTGCCAGAACTTGCGCCTGTCACAAGCCCAGTATCGACACCTGAACCCCTGCGAACAAAGGAATGGTCTATGATGCTGAATCTATGCTCTTGACCTTCCAGCTTAGTAAGAAATGCCTGTAAGTTTGCTCGATCTTCGCCCGATAAGTTATTGAAAGATAAAGATATTTTCCAATGAGAACCTTTTCTTGCCGCTGTTTGTATAGCGTTGGTCAACGGACTACGGAACATCCTAGAGTTGCTTACTAGCTCCCAAGCTGATGTGCTGGGTAAAACATCTGGAACATCTGTTGCGAATATGAACGTGCTCATATAAATCTACGCCTTCTTGATAAGTCGCGTATTGTTTCAATGGTCGTAGCGGCTGTCTGCTGCATAGCCTTCCGTATCTTAACATCTACGCTTGCGTCTGCGCCTCTGGCATCTACGTTATTGACAATGGTAATTCCTTCGCCACCACCTATAGCATTTTTAAGTTGATCGTTGCTCGATATACGACCTGATCCACCCATTGTTAATAGCTCTGGACCACGCTCGCCGACCAAGTAGGACTCGCCGCCTCTTACTTGACCGCCAGTTGCTCTTGCTAAGCCTGCGACAGTCTGCCCTGCAACAATTGCAAGCTGGGCTGCACCCATTGCCTGAATCCCTTGAACAGACGCAAGCCAAGCCAGAGGACCAGCCCCAGCAGCATAAGCACCCGCCAAGGCTGCTGCCTGCTGAGTTGCGACTACTATCTGAGCCATTGCCAATCCTTGTTGCAACAAGAATGCAGCCTTAGCAGCGGCAGATTGCTCGCCATAGGCTTGGTTCATTACCCCGGCCAATTGCCCTGCTACGGCAGAAGCTCTGCTTAGTGCCATTTGCTGAATCGCTGCTTGCTCGTTCGCTCTTTTCTCAGCCTCGGCTCTTTCAATCTCGGTTATTGCAGCCGCCGTACCCCTAGCAAGTTCTGTTTTTGCATCTGCATAAGTCAACTCTACAGCTAAAGTATCCTGTCCGCTTGCCTCTGCTGCCAAAACCATCGTCAGCCTGTCTTCTTCAAGAATAGCTAATTTCTTTTTTAGAGCATCTTGTAGGTTCTCAATTTCACTGTCGTTGGTTCTAAGCGCAACATCTAATCTTTCAGCCGCAGCAAGCCTGATGGTTTTGATCCTTCCTTGTTGTGCCTTCGCGTCCGCCGCCGCTTTCTTCTTGTCCGCTTCTGCCTGAGCCTCGTCCCTCTTGGCTTGGGCATCTGCCTCTTTTTTTAAGCGAATCGTCTCTCTTAGCTCGGCATTGAATCTTAGTTTTTCTGCCAATGCTTGCGCGTCTGCGCCAGTAGCCCCGGCTTGTTGAGCTTGATATAAATAAAGTGCGTCACCTGTTAGCTCTAGCAATTGCCTCTGACTGTCCACTGAAGCATTAAACGCTTCAAGTTTTGTGACAGCAGCAGCATCCGCGTCGATCTTAGCCTTAGTGGCTGCCTCGTTCTTCTTCTGAGCATCTATCTGGTCGTGATAGTCGTTTATTAATTTCCTGTTTGCCTCGCCCGCAAGCCCGGTAGCAGTGGTGGCTAAGTCTAATTGCCTCTGGGTCTTGCCTAACGCAGCCGCTTCCTCCCTCAAGCCTTCAATCAGGTCTTCAGTAGTGTTGGAGGTGCTATCAATAGTACCTTCCAATTCCGTTATTTTTTCCTTGGACTTAGATATCTGCGAGCCTAGCAAAGCTGTTCGTTTTGCAAATTCCTCTTGAGTCTCCGTATACACCCTCAAGGTGTCTAGTCCGGTGCTGTCGGTCAAAAGTTTAAACTCACGAGAAGCGCCAGCTAATTCTTTTTGAAGATTAGCCAGAGATTCTTTTTGCGCGTCGATGTTTTCTGTTACTAATATTCGCTGGTAAGCCTGCTCTGCTGCCGTCAATCTGGTTATATCGTCGGTCAGTTCATTGGCCGCTTCTTCCAGAGCCTCCATTTCCTTAGTGGTGCCGGTAAGATGGTTATAAACAAACCCGCCAATTATTGCACCGAACGCAACAAAAGCCCCCAAAACTGCGCCGCCCGGTCCGAAGACAGAAGCTAGTTGCGGCCCCTGTTGACCAAGGATCGTAAACGCACTTGTCCCCATTTGGGCCTGAACTGCGATATCTTGAAGTTGATAAGAGACTTGTTGAGTCGAACCTCGCATTGCGCGAAATCCGCCCCGCAATTCCTTGGCTGCGGCGGCGCTTTTTTCCGTTTGCCCTGCTGTCTTTCCAGCCTGATTGCCTACCTGCTTTAAGCTGTTCTTGTAATCAATCGCAGCTTGAGCAGCCTTGATCTGTTCTTTAGAAGCCCCTCTGGATTCCAGCTTCATTATTTTTATTTCATCAGCCGTCATCCCTGCGGCTCTGGCTTCAAATTCCAAGGCTCCAACTAGGTTGTCGGTTTTTGCTTTTAGCGCAGCGGCTTCTTTCTGAGCCTGCTTGCTAATAGCTTGGGCTTGCTCCTCGGCCTGCTTGCGTGCAGCTAAAGCTGAAGCCTCGGCCTTGGTTGCAGCTTCAGCCGCCTCCTTAGTCGCTTTTGCCGCAGATATGGTTTCTCTCTTATACTCTAATGCAGCTTTTGCTGCATCAACTTGAGCCTTAGTTGCACCGGATTGCTCTAGCTTTAGAATTGCTATTTCGTCTGCGGACTTCCCTACCGAAGCGGCTTGCAGCTTAAATTTTTCGGCTAATTTTTGGGTCTGTTCTGCTAACTTCTGAGCTTGCTTGTCAGCTTCAGACATCTTCTGCCCGGTCTTTCCAACCGCGACTTCAGCCTTGCCAGCCTTTTCTGCCAGCGCATTCAATTCTTCTGCTGTCTTCTTAACGCCTTCTGCTGTGACCTTAACCGTTAGTGAATCAATCTCAGCCATTTTTGTGCGCCTCTTGGATCGATAGTTGATCTAGTTCTCGAATCAGATCAACCTCGAAAGCCGTTAAATCGCCATAGATATCCATGTACGATTTTATTTGATTGTAGCTTATGACACTTTCGCTTGCATTTTTTAACGATACAAACAAGCCCCACAAGAACCCTAGCTCACCTCTTAACTTAGGTTTTGACGCCAACTCTTTGGGCGGTTTGCCAATGGACTTTTCAATCTGCTTCAGGTTTTCTAACCGGCTAACCTTCGATCCTTTGTCATATCCAGAAGCCCAAAATTGCCACTTAGCATAACTGGATAACTCTTTGGTCAGCCCTTCGTAAAATTTACCCTGTCAGCTATAAAACGATCCACTTGTGATGCAACGCTAGGAGCGTTCTCATACAAATTCTTAGCCGTATCAAAATCGAAATCAACCTTTTCCTTTCCGCTTTTTAGCCCACGCCATCCGATGGTAATCGCGGTCAGCAAGTCAATCTCGCCGCCTTCTTCGTCGTTCAGCAGTTTTCGGTGATACTTTCTAACAGCTTCACGATATGTTTTCGAGTCTACTCCTTTCACTTTTATGTAAAAGTCTGTTGGTTCGTTGGTGGAAGGGTCTTTGATTTGTATCTCCGACCCTTCCTCATGCGCGTCTAACGTGTAAAGTTGTTTAACATCCATATTCTCCTCCCCCTTGCCTGTTTTTTACCCATCGGTTCTAGTAATCTGTAGCTGGCTACTGATCCCAGAGTTAAATAACGCGATAAAATCTAACGTAACCGTAATAGCACCGGCACCACCGACCTCTGGATTACCGGAGTTGTACTTCACATTTGGCATATTAAAAACGTAGTCATTCCCAGCAGCGTCAGTCAAAGTAAACGTAATTGCTGAGGACGTTTCGTTAATAAACTTGTCGATCAGTGTAGTGTTCTCAAAGTATGCGGTAATTGACCCTGTAACTGTCGATTTAGCTAATGGCGGCTGTAACGTAGTTGAATCGCCAACTACATATTGAGCTTCCATTCCGTTCTCGATATTCAGCTCAAGAGCGGTCACAACTGCAATACTTGATCCGCCTTCGGTAATAGCTCCAGTGAAGCTGTCGAACGGGTCT